ACGACGAGACCGAACACCTCGACCAGCTTGTTGCCGCCATCACGGAAGAAGACGAGGAGGAAGACGAATGACCAAGGAACAGATCAACAGACTCGCCCAACTCATCACCGACACCGCGGAAACCGCGGCGAACATCGAACTCCAGGCGCTCGCCGGCGGCAAGGCCGATAACGGCATCGCCGCGATGGCCTCCGGACTAAGAACGAACTGCACTTCATGTCTGGTGCTGGTCAACGGCCTGATGCAGGAAGGAGCGCGTTGTGAGTGAGTTCGAGGACTCGAAGCGCATCGCTTTGGAACGCCAGGGCTGGCATTGCCTGCGCTGTGGGACGAACATCCACGATCCGGCTCGCTGGCCTGGACGTTCCGGCCATCATCGGCAATTGCGCCGCGCGGCGGATCCGGATGTGAGGCACAGCCCAGTCAACATCATCGAGCTGTGCGGCAGCGGTGACACAGGATGCCATGGTTGGGTCCACCAGCATGTGGAGGAGGCGGAGCGACTGGGATTAATCGTGCCGTTCGGCGCGGATCCGCGTGATGTGCCGGTGTTCGACTGGGAAGGCCGGTGGATGCTGCTGAACATGGACGGTACCGCGACACCGCTCACGCAGACCGAAATCATTCTCCTACAAACGAAAGGAAACCAATGATAAGCGAGGAAAAAGCCAAAGAGGACATGCTGCTGTGGGTGGACGTGGAGACCACGGGTCTCGACCCGGACCATGACAGGATCCTCGAGGTGGAAATGCGTTGCACCGACATGAGAGGCGTGCGGTGCGTCGGAGGTTTCCGCCGCGTCATCGGACTGCAAGGCCGCAAGGCATCCATTACGGACGGGAACATCAAGGCGTGGCGCATGCACTGCGCCAACGGACTACTCGAAGACGCTCTCGACGGCGGATATACAGAGGAGGCGACGGCGAACGCGCTCGAGGAATACGTCGACAGCCTCGCGCAATCGTTCACCCTCCATCCGGCAGGCAGCAACCCGCAGTTCGACATCGACTTCATCACCCGACTCTGCCCGAACCTCCCGCTGCACTACCACCGCATCGACATGGCCACCCTCCGCGACAGTCTCGAAGCCGCCGGCTGGGACGTGAGGCCGGAAGAGGAGACGCCCGCAGCCAGCGCCCACCGCACCGGCACATGCCTCGACCGCGACATCCGCCAATACGCGCGCATCATCCGCCAACTCGCCGCTCATCCGGTCCGATACGTCGCCACGAAAGAAGCAAGGTGATGGACGTCGCAGCTGTGATCCTCCTCATCGCCGCCATCCTGATCGGCTGGATGGCCAACCGGCCGTGAAACCGCCACACACTGAAAGGAACCTGAATGAAACAGACCATCAACCGTATCTCCAACCGCGTCGGCGACTGGTTCGCCACGCTGTTCACCTTCGCCGCGCTGCTGCTCGTGCCGCACGCCATCATCCGGCCGGTCATCGGCTACAGTCTCCACTACTGGATCCCAATCCAATGGCTCGCACTGCACGCCGTGCTCATCATCCTCGCGCTCTGCATGGCGCTCGCCGCCTATGTCATCGCGGACCGCACCGCCGTGGAACCATCGGAAGCATACTGAAAGGAGCCATCATGGCAGACCAGGAGACCATCACGATCGGTCTGGAGACGCAGAACAAGGTGGCCGAAGCCATCTACCTGCGCTGGTATCGCAACGGCCGCCGCCATCCACGCCAATGGAACGAGATGGCCATGGAGGACAAGGAGCCATGGAGGCGCGTGGCCAAGGACGCCATCAGAACGTTCTTCGCCTCTCCCGAGTTCCAGACGATGCTCGACGACGTGTACGACGAAGGTTACGACGACGCCAAGAACGAACACGAAGGCGAGGAGCCGCGGTGAGCGTCAACGTCCCGCTGCATAAATGGCGGCCGTCCGACCCGGCCATCCTGATCGGCCGCCGCTGCATCGCCCGCACCGACGACGACGTCGTCATCGACGGCCGACTCGAACTCATCCGCTGGCCGGACGGCACCGCCACCCTCCGATTCCAAGGCATCGGAAACGACATCATCGACCACGATCCGAACACATGTTCCAACAGCATGAGCGACGGCATACGAAGTCTCGCCGTCTACGGAAAGGAATAACCAATGGAACCACTGGACCACACACATGAAAAAGGAAACCCAATGAGAAACACCATCTGCGCCACACTTACCGCCATCACACTCACCCTCTGCACCGTTCTCGCGGGATGCGGGAGCGCGTCGGAGCCTTCCACGCCAGCGCATGCGGTCAGGTCCATCGACTGGCGGTGCTCCGACATGTACGACGACTTCAGCGAATGCGTCGTCACCCTGACCGACACGAGGCAAGTGGACTGCATCGTCTACTCGACGAACGGCAAGCAGGCCGGCCTGTCCTGCGACTGGAGCCATGTGAGCGGAGCGGACAAGGAGCCGGACCGATGAGCTACCGGGAAATCCATGAGCTGTTCGTCGTCTGCGACGAGTGCCATACAAGCCTTTCCGTCGATGACGCGACCTACGAGGACGCCGACAACGAGGCCGTCGACCACGGCTGGCAATACGACGAGCTCCAAGGCAGGCACTACTGCCCGCTCCACTGGCACGTCGAATGCCATGACTGCGACATCACCGACAGTGGAGCGCCGGACGAACTGGAAGCCGCGGGATGGCACATCGACCGAGATTATCCATGCGACAGCCTCTGTCCGAACCACCGTCATCTCTCATGCCGCGAATGCCGCAAGTGGGATGTCGGACCTCTGCATCGGCTCGAATACGAGGGATGGCAAGTCAATTCCATCGACCCCAACGCCAGCCTTTGCCCGGAATGTGCCAAAACCAAGAAGGAAACAAAATGAGAAACAGCGACGCAGACATCGCCATCGACGTGCTCAACAAACTCATCGCCCAGGAACTCGAAGCCGCGAGCGCCGGAATGCGTTTTGGCAATCGACCCCTCGAGGAAAGTGCGTCGATTCGATACCACGCCTACATCAATGCCAGGGACAAGATTCGGGAGGCGCTCGCCGATGCCGTGGAGGAGCGGGATGCTCGGAACCCGTTCCAGTGTCAGCGTGATGAGTTGGTCACGCAGGATATGCACACGTGCGATTTGTGTGGCAGGCGGGTGTCCAGTCCGGTCCGGGCCATCTCGTTGGATGTCTACCGTCTTTTCGAGCAGTGGCGCCTGTCCCAATCGGAGGCCGGTGAATGAAAGACCGGACCCCGCATCTGTGCCGGAACGCTCTCGGCACTGCCATCTGCGCCAGCAACGGCATCGGACCAGGGCGTTGCACCTTCCCTCGCCACCGTCTGCAGCACTGCGTCGTCTGCGGCAGGTGGTGGAAAGCCTCAGCCGTCTCGACGCACTTGACCATCTGGACCGAAATGCCCGATTGGGTTATCCGGATGCTTTGGCACAACATCTGGGAATCGGCCGAAAATCATCCCACCCAGGAAAGAGGAAACCATGAGTAAGGAAACACTCGCCCCGCCACTGCCGCCGATCGACGCGCGCACCGAAGCCGTCGCCGAACGTCTGTTCGGACTCAAATGGGCACTCCGCAAGGACTCCACCGAAATCATCCACGAGGAATGGAATACCGCATCCGAATGGATCCGCGACGGATACCTGCGCCAAGCCATCGAAGTGCTCGCCGCCGCCGACCAAGCGGAACCAGCGAGCGCCAAGGCCTCCGGCTACCAGGACCGCATGCGTGTCGAATACCGCGATTTGACCGCCCGCGCCGGCAGGCTCAGGGACATGCTGCAAAGGTATGCGGATGGCACGCTCGATTTCGAGCCCACCTGCCCGATCAGCCTGTTGAGCAGGCAGCTTGACGTCATGGACGAATACGCGCTCATCCTCCGCCGTCGGGCCAACATCGAGCACATCAGCCTCGGCGAGCAGCGCATCGACACGGCCACCAGGGACGCCCGATGAGCGACACGGCCGGCCGTATCCGCGCCGCCGTCCAAGGCATCACGGGCCTGCCGGACGCGCTCGCCCAACCAATGCGCCAGCTTGACCAAGCCCTCGCCCAAATCGGCAGCCTGCCAGCCGACCCCACGAACGAACCAACAAAGGAGAATAAGCAATGAGCAACGACATCGACAAAAGCGTGAACCGTCTCAACGCGGCCGAAACCATCCGCCGCCAGGCCATCGCACTGCAGAAACACATCAGCGAGGCGCTCGCCGGCCTCCAAACCCTCAGCGGCAGCGAGGACATCCAGATCAGCCACGCGCTCACCATGGCCACCGTCCAAGCATCCAAGGCACTCAAACAGGCGCACCTGATGCAGGACTCGGCCGACATGCTCGATCAGGCCGACCAGCGAGACGAGGAGAACAACATCAGCCGCATACTCATCAGCAAGATTGCCCAGCAAGGCGAATAAAAAGAGAGGCCCCGCCAAGCCGGACGGAACCTCCAAGAAACCAACCACCATTCTAGCCGGAAGCGGGAGCACTCATGAACAAATGCCAACAATGCGGCGAACCAGCACAAACCACCCTCTGCAAAACCTGCGCCAAACACATGCGCCGACAGGCCAGCAGCCTCGCCAAAACCATTCCGGAACTCCGCGCGCTCGCCGAACGCAAGGCGCACATCGGCGAGCGCGGTGGTGGCGTTCGTGGTGGTGAGCCTGGGTTGCCGGTGAGTGTGCATTGGCTGGAGGTGTATGAGGAGGCGGCCCGCTTGATGCTTCGGCTGGCGGGTTGCGTGGATCTCAAGTGGATGCTGTTGCCGGTCGAGGGGTGGCGGCCGGCGTATCGGGCGGTGTGCAGGTCGTGGTCGCGTGTGGTGTGTTCGCCGTCGGCCGGCGAGCTGGCCGATCGGCTGGACAGGATGCTCAGGCGCGTCGACCGGCTTTCCACGCCTTCGGACGGCAGGGTGACTGTCGTGCAATGCCCGGACTGTTCGACGTCGCTGGCCGTGCCGCAGGGCATGCGTGATGGCTGGTGTCCTGAGTGTGGCGAGCGTTTGGACTTGGACATGCTGGTGGCCGGCAGACTGGGGGAGGCTGGACAGGCGGTTATGACGTGTTCGCCCGCCGAGGCGGCCGACTGGCTGACCGACCGTGCCGGACTGCGCACCACGCGCAAGCAGGTGTCCAACTGGCTGACTCGCGGCAGGCTGTCGAAGGCACGGCGGATCGGCCGTGGCATGTGGGAATTCAATCAAGCCGAGCTGGTCGACACGCGACTTGCGCAAGAGGGTGAGTCCATGTAATCTGTAAAAGATGCACCATGCCCGAAGGGTCTGGTGCTTTTCTTTTACCAATGCTTATAATCGTTGCTGTCCGGCGTGGAGCCACTAGCAACCCTTGGAGCCGTCGCACCGAAGGACGTCGACCATGGCGGCGACACCCGTCGCATCGGTGGCCCATGAATCGGGGGTGGCCAGCTGGGGGACCTTCGCGGGAGACGTACCCCAGACATGCCGGGCCTCCGATGGGGGATTTGATGTACAAGGTATGCTCCACCTCCGGCTGCCCGCACCTGGTATCCTCCGGCTCCCTGTGTGACGAGTGCAGGAAAGCCAAGGACAAGCGCCGCTCGCGCGGCCGCAATCCATACACCTCGAAGGCGCATCGTCTCGCACGAGCCCGTGTGCTGGCGAGGGACCCGCGATGCGTCTGCCCTGGTGACGGACCCGACGGATGCGGCAGGCACCATGGCCTGTGCGGCGCCCCCAGCACCATCGCCGACCATTGGCCGCTCGAACGCGTCGAACTCGTCGAAGCCGGACTGGACCCCAACGATCCGGCGCGCATGCGCGGCCTGTGCAAGCGTTGCCACGACAGCAAGACGGCAAGGACGAAACCTTCAGGCTTCAACGGTCGAAGCCTTCGCTGATTCATCTCATCTGCTGCGCGCATGCGGTACGTCGAGCCAAGCCGACGACGTCCGGCGCGCGCCGCAAGCGTGAGGCGAAGCGGAAAACGAAAAGCGATCAAGTCTTTTTCAATTCGGTTCGCGGCCCGCCGCGAAGACGAACGCGCGGTATTGGAAAACGTTGGAAAATCAACGAAAACAAACCGGCGAAACACCCACGGGGGTACCCCCTAACGGATTGGCGGCCGGAACCGCCGGAGAGCTGTCTCCGAGGTGCGGAGGGTTCAAAAGTTTCAGAGGGGGTCGGGCGAAAGGCCCGGCCGCCCGCAGCGAAGGAACGGCGCGAGGCCGTCCGACGATGGAGGAGACATGCCAAGAGGAGGAAAACGCGTCAGATCCGGTCCGATGCCCGATCCGTCGAGCGGTGCGAGCGAACGCAGGGGATACACCCTGCGCAGCCTGCCGAACACCGAATACAAAGGCAGGCCGCCGAAGTTCCCGCTGCCGCCTTATGTGCTCCGTGATTTCGACAAGGAGTCGCAGGAATGGGTCGAGGACAGGGCCGGTTCGGAGTCCTGGAACAATCGGGAGGCCGAACTGTGGAAGCAATTGTGGCGTCTGCCGCAGGCGCGCGCATGGAAACAGCCGCAGCTGAAGTACCTGCACTACCAGATTGCCTCGTATGTCCGCGAATGCGTGGTGTGCGAGAGCCCGTCGGCGAAGGCGGCCGACGTGGCCGTGAAGATCCGGCTCGAGGACCGCATCGGCCTGTCGGAGGCCGGATTGCAGGCGCTCGGCTGGAAGATCTCCGAGGACAACGTCGACATGGCCGCCCACGAGGTGCCCGCCACGGACGCGGAGGCGTCCGAGAGCGGCATGGACACCAAGATCGTCCAGTTCCCACGACGCCTGAGGGCGTGACATGGCCGACGATTGGATCATCGACTTCCCGACGCTCGCAGACCTGCAGGATGCGTGGGTTCGGCGGCATGTGCGCCAGCCCGACGGCATCCTCCGCGGCAAGCCATTCTGCTGGTCCGATTGGCAGTTCTGGTACGCCGCGCACCGCTGGAGGGTGCGCGAGGACGCGGAATTCATCCCGCCCGAAGAGGTCACGGTGGACAATCCGCTCGTCCTCAACCAGGCCTTCCAATATCGTCTGACCGGCTGCATTGGCCCGCAGAAGACCGGCAAGGGGCCGACCGAGGCCTCATGCGCGATACTCGAGGCCTGCGGGCCCGTCGTGTTCGCCGGTTGGGCGAAGCCCGGCGACGTGTACCGATGCTCCGACAACGGCTGCCCCTGCGGATGGGTCTACCACTACAATCCGGGCGAACCGAAGGGCATGCGCCACCCTTCGCCACTCATCCAGCTGACCGCGAACTCCGAGGACCAGGTGCGCAACGCCTACCGTCCATTGGTCGCCATGATCAGGCTTGGTCCGTTGAAGCAGCTGCTCAAGGTGCGCGAGGGCTTCATCCGCATCCTGCGCCCCGGAATCAACTTGGATGATGACGATCTGGACCTTGACCGCATCGACGTGGTGACCGCATCGGCCACCAGCCGTCTGGGCAATCCGATCTCGGACGCCGAACAGGACGAGGCCGGCCTGTACACCAAGTCGAACGGCATGCTCGACGTGGCCGACACCCAACGCCGTGGCGCCGCCGGCATGGGCGGCAGGACGCACTTCTGGACCAACGCCTACGACCCCGGCGAGAACTCGTACGCCCAACAGCAATTCGAGACATCGGCATCGGATGTGTGGATCTTCTACCGCAACCCCGACCTGAATCCCGATTTGCGCCACAAGGACGGTACGCCATACAGCTTCAACAACCGGCGCGAACGCCGCAAGATCCTCGAATGGGTGTACGCCGGCAGCCCGTGGGTGCCCTTGGATTCCGTCGAGGCGGAGGCCGAGGCGCTCATGGAGAAGGACCCGGCACAGGCCGAGCGCTTTTTCGGCAACCGAATGGTGCAGGGAGGCGGCGCATGGCTCGAGGACGGACTATGGGAGAGCTGCTATGCGGGACAATAGACCACTCAACAAATCAAGGATGCGGACGATGAGGCAATACAATCTTCCGCTGCTGCAAAAGGTGCGGACGGTTGGCAGATACGACATGCCAATGCTTGCAAAACAGGACGTCACCACCCCTGACACGTTGATGGGCTTCAATTACGCGACCGGCAAAAAGACAGTCAAGCATTGCGGAATCCATTTCTTCATCGATGACTACCAGTTCCAGAGAGTCTGGAACCAGCCGGACAGATACATCGCACCGCTCAAACGCTTCCAGTGTGTGCTGACGCCTGATTTCAGCACATACATGGACATGCCGGAAGCGATGAAGATCTATAACGTCTTCCGAAGCCGTCTGATCGGAGCATACTGGCAGTCCTGCGGGCTGAAAGTCATCCCAACGCTTCAATGGGCTGGCCCAGAATCGTTCTCTTACTGCTTTTCAGGCATTCCAAACAACTCCACCGTCGCGGTAAGCACTGTCGGAGCGAATGACAATCCGACGGCAGAGCTCTATTGGCGGCTCGGCATGCGGTACGCGATCGACAGGCTTGAACCGGAAAAGATTCTCCTCTACGGAGATGCCATTCCGTTTTTCGACTTCGGTGGCGCCGAAGTCGTCGCATACGAAAACAGCAATGTGGAAAGGATGAAAAAATGGGCGGAAGAGGATCAAGCTCGGGCGCAGGCCGTGGCGGACATGGCGGCGGAGGGGGAGGCTCTGCCACCGACCTCTCATCCGTAAGCGACTCGGATCTCACCAAGATGATGCGCGATGCGGGAAGCCGCATGGACGCCGCATCGGAAATCATGCAGAGAACCGCGCACGGAGCCACGCAATACAACCAGCGCATGCCGGAAAGCGTGTTCCCGGAGGCAACCAAGGCGAACTACGACAAATACCAAGCGGCTTCCAAGGCATTCCACACCGCCAGAGCACAGCGCGACAGAATCTCCGACGAACAGATCCGACGCCAACCAAAATCAAGCGGCACAAGCCGCGCATTCGTCAATTCCTTCGGCGAAGCGACGACAAGGGAGATCACAAACCAGAACTACCAGCGCTCGCAGAAGAGTTTGTCGAAATCGGTCTTGAGGAACATGGGATACTAGCATGTCCGAGCATGAGCTTTGGCTTGAGAACCCGCCGAAAGGCACAGAGGTGTGCCTCGGCTTCGACGGTTCCGAGAACGACGACTGGACATGCATCAAGGCGGAAACCCGTGAGGGCTTCATCTTCACTCCGCGCTATGGCGCGGATCGTCGTCCGACGATCTGGAATCCGAAGACGTGGGGCGGGCGCATCCCGCGCGGCGAGGTCAACGCCGCCATGGACGAGCTCAACGACCGGTACAAGATAATTCGCGCCTACTGCGACCCAGGATTCCGCGACGAGGTGTCGTGGGAATCGCAGATCGAGGCATGGGACTCCCAATACGGGCCGAAGAAATTCATCCCCTGGTCGATGAGCGGTTCGAGCCGTATCACCGCCGTATGGGAGGCGTTGAAACGCTTCGAATCCGACCTCGAACACTACGCCATCACCCAGGACGGGTGTCCGATCACCATCACGCACATGCGCAACGCAAGACGCTTCGCCAAATCCGGTGAACGCTACGGGCTGGGCAAGCCGAAGCAGACGCGGAAAATCGATGCGGCGGTGACGTGCGTGCTGGCGCATGAGGCGGCATGTGATGCACGTGCCGCCGGTTGGGGCAGGAAACGCAAGGCGTACCTGCTGACTGGTTCTACTACGAGGGGGTTCTAAATGATTCGTACCGCCGATGACGTGAATCGCATGGCGAATCTTCTCGCCTTGAAGATCGAGAACCGTCGGCCGGGCATCAGGAAGCATACGGATTACGTGCGTGGCAAGCGCGGCACACTGAAATTCGCGTCCGACGAATTCAAACGCTACATGGCGGACCGGTTCTCAGGTTTCGCCGACAACTGGTGTCTGCCTGTGGCGCAGGCGCCGGTCGAACGCATCCACTTCAAGGGCTTCATCCCATATGACGACCGCGAATTGGATTCGCACGTGATGCGCGTGTGGGAGCGCAACGACTGCGACCGCAAGCTGCAGGAGAGCGCGCTGATGATGACCACGACCGGACGTGCTTTCGGCCTGGTCACGTCGATGCCGGACGGCAGGGCGCGCATCAGCTTCGAGCATCCGGACAGCGCGGCAGTGCACTATGATCCGCTCACCGGCGAGGTCGATGCCGGGCTGCTGGTCCGATACGACGAGGAGCACGAGTTCGGCACGCTGCTGCTGCCGGACATGGTCTTCGACGTGGTGCGCGTGCGTGCAGGCGGGGACGACGAGCGTAACCGTCTGCCGCCCGGCGCGGAGGGCTGGCGGTTCGTGCCGGATTCGGCGCGCGAGAATCCTCTCGGCCGAGTTCCGCTGGTCGAATTCCGCAATCAGATGCTCCTGGATGACCTGCCGATCAGTGATGTGGAGCAGGTCGAATCGATGCAGGACGCCGTCAACGTCTGCTGGGCCTACACGCTCAACGCCCTGGACTTCGCGTCCATGCCTGCGAGGGTGATACTCGGCGGCGACTCCCTGTCCGAGCCGGTCTTCGACAAGGCGACCGGAGAGCAGGTCGGTGAACGCCCCGTGAACCTCGACAAGCAGGTCATGGAGCGCATCATGCAGATCACCGGCGACAACGTGTCGATCGGCGAATGGACAGCCAGCAACCTGCAGGCTTTCCTGCCGATCATCCAGAAGGCCGTCGAGCATATCGCGGCCGAGACACGCACGCCCGGCCACTACCTGCTGACGAATGCGGAGGTGCCGGCCACCGGCTACGAGGTCGCCGAAGCCGGCCTCGTGTCGAAGACATTGGAGCGCATCAGCTTCATGCGTCAGCCGGTGCGCGAATTGTGCGTGATGGCCATGATGCTCGAGGACGATGAGGAATCAGCCCGCATCCTCGAGGATTCAAAGGTCGTGTTCGCCACACCGCAATACCGGTCCGAGGCCCTCATGGCCGACGCGATGCTCAAATACAAGAAGCTCGGATACCCGTTGCAGTGGATCGCCGAGCAGATGGGTCAGAGTCCGGAGGACATCAAGCGCATCATGCGCATGGTGGACGACGAGAATCACGATCCGGAGATGGCGGAGATAGCCCGCAGCCTGCAGGTCGGAGGTGCATCTGATGACGGTGACGCTGGAGAGCCTGTCGGACAGTCGGCACACTCTGGCCAGACTGTGCCTGCTGGCCGTGAGGGCGGCGGACAAAACGTGGAAGGGCGTGGATCCGAGGCGGGTGCGTGACAGCTGGAATCGGACAAACGCCGATTTCCTTACGCTCTTCGCCACACTGCAGACCCGCGCCGCGAGCGACGCGATGGACTCGTCCACGTTGATGCTCGCCGAACAGGGCGACTACGTGCGCCCTGACGGTATTGCGAATCCCCTCGCCTTCGGGACGGGTTTCGCGCCGAGCGGCATCGACCTCGAATCATATTTCGATATCCCGGTGACGCGCACTTTGTCGGCCATCAAGTCAGGCATGGGCGAATCCGATGCCATGACGGCAGGTCGTGCGACGCTTCGCCAGATGGCCATGCAGGCCCTCGAGGACACGTCAATCAGCGCGATGGGCGTCAGCATCACGCAACGTGCCGGCGTCGGCTATGTGCGAGTCGAATCACCCGACTGCTGCCCAAGATGCGCCATCCTCGCCGGAAAATACTTCCGGCACAACAACGACTTCCTTCGTCATCCGAAATGCCACGGCCGCACCATACCCTGCAAAGGCAAGGAAAAGGCCGAGAAACAAGGCTGGATCACATCGCCGATGGACCGCTTCAACAACATGAGCGAAGAGGAGCAGGACAAGGTCTTCGGGCATGCCGACGCGCAGGCAATCAGAGACGGCGCCGACATCTACCAGGTCGTCAACGCGCATCGAGGCATGCGGCCGGTCGGACGCGGCAACATCGGCATGGCCACGTCCGAAGGCACCAGCCGCTACGGGTGGAGCCGCATGATCCGCAAATACGAATACGGCCAACGCCAGAGGCGCAGGCTCACGCCGGAGGGCATCTACAGCTTCAACCTGCCGCGCGAGCAGACCATCGAACTTCTGAAGCGCGAGGGATACATCCTGCCCGACAAGTGGCGTGAGCAGGTGCCGGAGCTTCGCCGCAGCCAATGGCTGCACGACAACGGATACCGCCAGGGACGGCATGAGGAGCTGACCGCGGCGCAGAAGCGTCTGCTCAATGCGCGGCTCCGCTACGAGGCCGCATTGGACGGCCACAATCCCTACCAGCCCGGCAAACCGGTCACGCCTGACGTGCTGGCGAAGGCCGAGAACTCGTATCGCCGCTGGCTTTCCAGCAACGGCGAAAAATACACCGAATGAAAGGAAACACTATGTCCGATGGACAACAGCAGGATCCGAACACCAACGATCCGGGCGCGCAGGAGCCACCCGTCGACTGGCACGACAAGTTCCTAGGCCAGAAAAAGGTCAACAACGACCTCGAGGCGAAGCTCAAGACCGCCTACGAGAAGGCCGACCGCGTGGACGACCTGGAGAAGCAGGTCGCTGACTGGGAGAAGCGCGGCAAGGAATTCGAATCCGCGCAGGCCACGATAGCCGGACTGCAGAAGCAGGTGCTCCAGGCGAACGTCACCGCCGCGGCCACCGGCAAGCTCATCAATCCGGGAGACGCATTGAAGCTCATCGATTTCTCCGACCTGACCGCGGACGATCAGGGAGGATACGACCAGAAGGCGATTTCCAAGAAAATCGACGATCTGGTCACGGCACACCCGTATCTCGCGCAAGGCGGGAACAAGGCTGGCCTGGCGGGAATCATCCCACCGTCAGGCGCCCGTGATGGCGATCATCAGGCGGGACAGCTTACCAGGGACGATCTGAAGAACATGACCCCGAAGCAGATCGAGGAGGCGCGCCGCAAGGGCCGTCTGGATGACCTGCTCGCAGGCCGCAGCAAGTAAGGAGGCCACCAGCAATGGCAATCACCAATTTCATCCCCGAGGTATGGTCCGCCGCCATCCTCGAAGCCCTGCGCGCGAAGCTCGTCTTCCCGAGCCTGTGCAACCGCGATTACGAGGGCGACATCCGTGAGGCCGGTGACACCGTGCACATCACCGGATACGACGACGTGACCGTGCGCAAGTACGTCCGCGGCCAGGCGATCACCGTCGACGATGTCAATGACAAGGAAGCAGCCGTTCTTGAAATCAATCAGTCCGACTATTTCGCCTTCAAGGTCAACGACCTCGACAAGGCTCAGGCCAAGGCGGACATGACTGGAAAGTTCACCAATTCCGCCGCCTACAACATGATGAAGAACGTGGAGAACTACATCTCCAATCTCATGGACACTGCCGTCAGCACGCCGGCGAAGACCGTGGCCGTCGGCACCCCCGCCGACGCGTATCTCGCCGTCGTGGAAGCCGGACGGAAGCTTGATGTGCAGAGCGTGCCCGACGAGGGACGCTGGCTCGTCGTCAGCCCCGACTTCTACGCGCTCCTGCTGCAGGACTCCCGCTTCATCGAAGGCACAGAAGCGGGCCATAATACGCTGCTCAACGGCGTGGTCGGCCAGGTGCGCGGCTTCACCGTCGTGAAGTCCAACAATGTGCCGCACAAGTCCGCCAGCCCGGACACCCAGTCCATTCTCGCCGGCACCAACGCCGCCGTGACCTTCGCGCAGCAGGTCAGCAACGTCGAGGCTATGCGCATGCAGACCGACTTCGCCGACATGGTGCGCGGCCTCGACCTGTACGGCGCCAAGGTCATCCGCCCCGAGTGCCTGACCAAGATCACCCTGAACCTCTCCACCACCACCGGTCGTTCCCTGCAGGATGCGCAGACCCCTGTCGTGAGCGGTACCACCGCAGACAGCGACGGTGAAGAGGATGCTGCTGCAGGCAAGAAGAGCGGCAAGTAGTCGAGTCCGATGATCGGAGGCTGAAATGACCGCACTGGCCACCTTGGACGACCTGAAACATAACGGCATCGAAGTGACCGATGAGCAGACGGCAACCAGTCTGCTCGACTCGGTCTCCGAAGCCGTCCGCTCGGCCGCCGGCTGTCCGATCACCCTCGGCGAATGGACCGTCGACATCCCCGGAGAACAGTCCAGGAAACTCGACCTGCCATGCAGGGCCGTCAGAAGCGTTTCCAAGGTGCTCATCGACGGCAAGACCGTCGACGACTGGCGGCTCCTCGGATCCGCACTCTACCGCGAAGAGCCGTGGAGCCCCTTCGGACGCATCCCGTCGGTCGTGACAGTCACCTTCACGGGTGGCTGGAATCCGATACCCGCCGATATCGTCAGACTGGTCTGCTCGTACGTCGCAGCCGGACTCCACCAGCTCGAGGACGGAGGCCCCGGCGCCCACGCCGGCGTCAGCTACGAACGTGTCGACGACGCACAGGTCGGATACGCGCAAGGCGATGCCGCCCAAATCGACGTGACCGAACTGCCGGAAGCGACCAAGCGCAGCCTGCGCAACCGCTTCGGCGCGAACGTCTCTTCGATAGGGGTGTTCCGATGAGAATCAGCGCATCATTCCTCTCCAAGGCCCGCCGTGACGCGGAAGGCCTCATGACCGACCAGTGCACGGTAACCCGCCCAGGCGAGTCCACCACGGATCCGGACACGGGACTGCCGAACACCGGCACGGAGCAGGTGTATCAGGGCAAGTGCAAGGTGCAGACCAGCGGCGGCCTCGCCAGCGAGCAGACCGAAGGCAGCGCGGCCCAGAACATGGGCGCCGTCTCATTGGTCTGGAGCCTGTACATGCATTTCCCGTTCGGCACCGATGGCCTGCGCGCCGGAGACGTCGCGGAGATCACCGAATCCGCTAACCCGCTGCTCAAAGGTAGACGGCTCCGTCTCGTCTCCCCGCAATCGGAGAAGACGCACGCCACAGCCTGCCGCTGGAACGCGAAGGAGGACGCATGAGCGTCACAAGCCTGTTCGACGCGTCCGAGCTGACCGCCTTCGGAGACCGACTGCTCGCCAAAGGCGTGGCCAGACGCGCGGCCATCACCATGGCCGTGAAGAAAGGCGCGCAGAATGTCAAGAACGATTTGCGCGAAGACCTCTCCGGCTCCGGCAACAAGGCGTTCCGGCGCATACCCATCACCTACGAGGTGAAGGCGACGCCCGGACGCATCACGGCCGAGATCGGCCCGTCGAAGGGCGGCGCCGGCAGTCTCGCCAACATCGCCTTCTTCGGCACCGCAAAAGGCGGTGGAACGCACGAATTCTACGAGCATGGCGAGGACGAGTTGCCGCGTCTCGCCGAACACGTCGCCAAAGCGGCCGTGGAGGTGGTCTGAATGACCTCGATCATGACATTGACCGACACGATCCTTGACCACGTCCCACAGCCCTCCGAAGGCTGGGCCGTGTACCGTCAGACGGCTCCGAAACCGACCGACAAGCCGCCGTGGATCATCGAGACCGTCACGACGAACGGCCATCTGGTCGGCGAGACGCAACGGCCGCATGGCGGCATCGGCACGCTGCAGGTGCGCATCGTCAGCACCACGGCCGACTCGGTCAACGTGGTCGCCGACGACCTCATGATCCCGCGGCTGACCGGCAAGCGGTTCGTGGCCAAGGGCTTCGATACCGGCTGCCTCACTATCTCGTCCGACAGCGGCGCGTACGCGGCCGGACTCACCGCCGAGGAGACGAGCCTGCTTTACCAGTGCCGCCTGCTCGTCTACAAATTCAACTGGTCACGCCTGTGACCGCCAAACATTCCCACCCCTTGCGGCCGAAGCCGTAAGGGGTTTAATCATAAGGAGCTAAAAATGGTCCTCAATCTGGGAACCGAAATTCCGTCCACTCCGGCGGACGGCAAGGTCAACACCATCTGGGTGCCGACGATCAAGGACATCAACCATCCGACCGCCAGCGAAATCGCGGCCGGCACCGACCTGTCCAACTATGTGACCTTGGGTGGCTGGTCCTGCAGTCCGTCGCAGAACACGATCAGCGACCAGCGCGAAAACTCGTCCATGGATTACGAGAATCCGGGCAGGAAGAAGATCTCCGGCCCGTCCGTCGAGGTCATCGACAACACCAACACGGAGCACTCGAATCAAAACGCGGCCATGGAAACCCTTAAGGAGGGCGCCGAAGGCTATTTCGTCCGCCGCTACGGCAAGGACACCGATCGCGCTTTCGTGTCCGGCGACATCGTCAACGTGTACAGCGTGCGCATCGGCATGAGCGCCAAGGACGCGATCGCCGCGAACACCGTCCTCCGCAGCAAGGTCAACTTCACCGTCAAGGCCCCCGGTTGGGCCGAGAACGTGAAGGTCGCCTGATCCCAGATTCTTCCCGCGCCGGATTTTTCGTCCCTTTCGCCGGCGCGGGAACCCCTTGACAAGACATGGCAAAGGGAACGACACTCTCAGCGCAAAGGAACGAACATGCTCAAAGTGACACGCAAGACCAAGCAGGTCGAAATCATCCTCGACCAGGAACTCGCCGAACGCATCGCCGCGCTCGGAGACCAGCTCTCCCGCGAGCTGACCGCCGAACAGGTCACCGAAGCCGGAACCAACACCGCGGCAAAACGCACCGCGAAACGCATCGAAGAACTCAAAGAACAAGCCAAAGACAGCACACTCATCCTGACCCTGCGCGCCATGCCGGTCAGCAAGTGGGCGCAGACGCTCGCTGCGAACACCGTCACCGCGGGCAACGCCGCGGGCACGCGCGACATGTTCGGCACCGCGGCCGACGCCCTGCCGCAGATGCTCGAATCCGCCACCATCGGAGGCAAGCCCGCTGATCCCGCCGACCTCACCAAGGAGGCGCTCCGCGACCTCTTCGACCAGCTCACCGACGGCCAATTCACGCCGCTCTGGCAGGCCATCGCCGAACTCAACGGGACGGCCGCCGACCCAAAAGCCGCGTTCGACCTAGCCTCGAAAGTTCTCCGCAGCTAGTCCGAGACCTCAAACTCTGCCGCCAGCTCGGCATCAGCTACAAACGCTTCCTCGGCTGGGAACCCACATACGAGACCATCCGCGACAACCACCGACGCATCATCGGCTACCGTCCGGAACCCGAATGGGACGAGACGGAGCGTGAATGGATGCGCGCGCTCGCCGATTATGAGAGCACGCTGTGTCCGCTGTGCGGCCTGCCTCGGAGCGTCTGCCAGACGCCAGAGGCCGAATTCGGCCTGCACTCGGACGTGGGCATCTGCTGGGCGACCGCGCATATGCAGGAATCCATGCGCCAATGGCAGGACTCGAACAAGACCAGTCCGGCGCGCAACGCGCTGGTGGCGCATCTCACCGACTGACCATCTCGAGGAGGATAAATGGCCGCGAACCAGAACATCGTCATCCGACTGATGGCAGACACAGCCTCCTATGAGGCGGCGATGACCCGCGCCGGAAGCACTGCGAGAACAGTCGCTTCGGGCATGGAGGGCACCGGACGCAAGTCCGCGCTCATCGCCAGCGGCGTGACCGCAGCAGGACTGGCCGTGGCCGCTTTCGGCGTGGCTGCGGTGAAGATGGCCGCGGACTTCGACCAGCAAATGAGCACCGTGCAGGCGAACACCGGCGCGACCAGCGCCCAAATGGACCAGCTGCGTGCCGCCGCCATCGAAGCAGGCGCTTCCACGGTTTATTCCGCTTCGGATTCCGCCGACGCGATCAATGATCTCGGCAAGGCCGGCATGAGCGTCACGGATATCCTCACAGGCGGCTTGACCGGCGCTTTGAATCTGGCCGCCTCCGATGGAATGGCCGTTGGAGATGCCGCCGAATACATGGCCAACGCGTTGAGCATGTTCCGTCTGAAGGGGTCTCAGGCTTCCCAAGTGGCCGATACCCTGGCGGCTGGCGCAGGCAAGGCCGTCGGCAATGTCTCCGATTTCGGCGAGGCGTTGAACAATTGCGGCGCGCAGGCGAACAGTTTCGGCATGAACGTGCAGGAGACCACCGGCGTTTTGGCGTTGTTCGCCCAGAACGGCACCATCGGAGCCGAAGCCGGCACCCAGTTGAACAGCATGCTGATGAAACTGGCCGCCCCGTCCGCCGAAGCCGCCAATACGATGAAGGAATTGGGCATCAGCGCATATGACGCTCAACACCACTTCGTCGGCATGGCGAATTTCGCCGGACAGTTGCAGAAGGCCGAAAAGAACCTGACCGACGAACAGCGCAACCAGGCGAACGCGACCATCTTCGGCAGTTACGCCATCAAGGCAGCGAACTACCTGTACGAGGCGGGCGAGTCCGGTGTCAACAAGTGGACTAAGGCCGTATCCGAAAGCGGGTACGCCGCCGAGCAGGCGGCCGCGAAGAACAACAATCTCAAGGGTGATCTGGAGAATCTGAGTGGCTCGATGGAGTCCTTGATGATTTCCGTTGGCGAGGGCGCTCAAGGGCCGTTGCGCAAGATGGTTCAGGGCTTGGATACGCTGGTTGACGCGTTCGCCGGCTTGCCGTCCGGAGTGCAGCAGACCCTCGTGGTCATGGCATCATTGGCCGGCGTGTTCGGAGCCGTACACAAGGCCGCAGGCAATCTCAACGGCAGTACAAGCACCATGGCCAACAACATCGGCCTGGCCATCGACCCGATCCAGCGCGTCAAGACCGCTCTCAGCTCCGCCATGACCGCGTTCGAAATGTTCCGCGCGAGAGGCATGAGCGCGCAGGAGCAATTGGAGACGTTCGGCACTGCGGAGGATTCCGCCACGCTCCGATCCAAGGGGTTCCACACTGTTGCCGACGGACTCATCTCACTTATGGGAGGTCCGTGGGGCATCGCCCTGGGCATTGCCACGACGGCGCTCACCGGTTTCATGACGGCCGCGCAGAATACCAAGCAGGCGGTGCAGGAAGTGCAGTCAGCCGCAGCCAATGGAGCCAGCGCTATCCACGAGGCGCTGGTCAACCAGCTGCAGAATATGGATGTCGGCACCTTCCATGGCGAACCGGGATGGCTCAGTGCGATCGAGCAGGGCATCACCGGATCGAAGAAGCTGACCGACGTGATGAGCGAGGCCGGCATCAGCATCACCACCATGACCAAGGCCGCCGAAGGCAACAAGACGGCCATCAAGCAGGTCAACTCGGCGGCGGACAAGCTCGGCTCCAGCCTTGGCAGCGGGTCACATAAGGCCACCGCGCTGCGCGACGGCCTTTCCGCCCTGACCACCGCCTACCAGCAGGGCACGAAAGGCGCCAAGGACAAGTCCAAGGCGTTGGACGAACTCGATGTCAAAACCAATAGCGCGGCGAAATCCACGAAGGATGAGGCCAGCGCGAACAAGGATCTCGCCGATTCCGCCTCGGACGCGTCCGAGGAAATCGACGACCTCGTGAAGTCTCTGTTTGGTTTGGAGTCAGGTAATCTGACCGCAGACGAGGCTGTCGACCAGCTGAATCAGAAGATTGGCGAATTGACCGAAACATGCCAAGACAATGGTGTGGTGTTCGACCAGAACGGCAACCTGCTCGACAGGTTTTCCGAGAAGGGCACCAAGACCAAGCAGGCTTTGGAGGACATCGCCAGCAGCGCCCAGAACGCTGCGGAGAAGATTCTCAAGCAGGGCGAGAGCACCGGTTTCAGCAGTGGCGAAATCGAACGTGCGAACGGCGTGCTGCAGGATGCACGTGACGCGATCATCAGGCAGGCCGAAGCCTCGGGTATGAGCGAACAGGCCGCCAACGCTTTGGCGGATCGGTGGGGTCTGAGTTCCGACCGCATCAAGGCTTCCATCGACAATATCAGGATGACCGCCGACAACAACAAGGCGAAGCTCGACGTCGACGATTCCAAGGCCAAGAAGAAGACCAAGACCGCCGAGACCAACGTCGACAAATTCAACAAGAAGATCGCCAAGGCCAAGCTCGAAGCCGAAGCCAAGAAGGCCACCGCCAGCGCCAAGAAGGCGCAGAAGATGATGCAGGCCTTCAACAAGACCCACGTCAAGGCCACACTGGATGCGACCGACAAGGCGTCCAAGAAAGCCAAGACCGCCTCCGCGAACGTCAACAAGTTCAACGGCAAGAAGTCCACAGCCAAGCTCGACGCGAAGGATAACGCATCGCCGAAGGTCGACAAGGCCAACTCCAAGAAGCTGACCAACAAGCGCAACACCTTGGACTCCACGGACAAGGCCACGCCGAAGACGAACGCCGCGAACGCGAAGAAGCTGACCAACAAGCGCAACACGCTTGATTCGACCGACAAGGCGTCATCGAAGGTCGACGCCGTCAACCGGAAGAAACTGCAAGACAAGAAAAGCACCGCCTCGGTCAACGACCAGGCCACGCCGGTGCTCCGCTCTATCAACAATTTCAAGATCCAGGACAAGTCCTTCACCGTCACCGAGCATACGAAGAAGGATAGAGCCTACACCGGCGGCATGTTCACTGACGGGCATTTCGACCGATTCTCCACCGGCGGCATCTTCGACGGCTATGTCAGTCCGACATGGGCAGCCGGAAACGGCATGAGCGATTCGGTCCAACTCCTGAACGCAGCTCTATCCTCCGGAGAATTCGTCGAAAACGCCGCAGCAACCGACTACTACGGCGTCGCCACTATGCGCGCTTTGAACGAGATGAAAATCCCGCGGGAGGTGTTCTCCACCTCGCGTGACATGCCGATTGTGGTCAAAGTCGAAATGCCGGCCGAAGCAGGCGCCACCACCGTCAACATGCCCATGAAGATCGTCACCACGCAACAGCCAAGCGTGACAGGCACCATCATCGGCCGCACCGCCAGCGCGGCAGTAAGGAGCGCTCGCTGATGTCAGACGTCACACTCACCGCCAACGGCTCGTCCGTCACCCTCCACGGCGACGGCGACTGGCAGGGGCCCGGCATCGCGCTGACCGGCATCGCCGGATGGTATCAGACGCCGGACCCGAAGATCACCGTCACCGTCAGAGGACAGGGGGACGGTGGCCACGACATCGCCGAATCCGACATCCTCTACGCGGCGCGCGTCGTGACCGTTGGCTACCGCGTCATCGCCGGAGACCGACAGGAGGCGCTCGGCCTGCTCGCCCAGCTCGACCGGGCCGTCCATGGCCTCGTCGCCTGCCGCGTCACCGACCAGGGACAGGACACGCAATGTGTCGGCGGCTACTACAGCAGGAGCCTCGAGCAGAAGATCCAGAATCCCCTCTGGCAGAACCTCAGCGGCGACATCACGCTCGTGTTCGAGCGGCCGGAGCGAGTCGCGGCCGAAGCTCGTCGGATCCAGCTCACCGCACAGCATGTCAGCATGGCAGGCGGCGGCCTCGACTACAGCGCCAACCGCACGGGACTCAGATACCCGCTCTCATACGGCCTCAAGGCCGAAGGCGCCGGCACCAACGTCGGCGTCCTTACCAACCAGGGATCCAGCCGCGCCTCCCCGGTCTTCATCGTCAACGGTCCCATGCCCGACGGCGTGAGACTCGACTTCCCCGGATTGCAGCAGTCCATCCACTGCACGCAACCGGTCCAAGACGTGCCCCTCGTCCTCGACTCGCGCACGCGAACCGCCTCGATCGGAGGGCAGGACGTGAGCCGGACGCTGGAGGAGCGCGGCTTTCCTACGGTCCCGCCCGATGGATCCATCAACGTCGTCCTGAGCAGCCTTGGCGGCGGATTCGTCGACTGCGCGATACATGACACATACATGTAAGGAGTAGCAATGAGCACTGTTGCATTGGGCATCGCACCGAACACCAGCAACATCGGCGTGACACCGCTCGTCCACCGTCGAATCCTCGGCGCCCAGTTCGCCAACTGCGGCATCATCGACGGGTTGAACGTCACCGGCAGGAACGATCTGCGGTACAACGTCGGCGCGGGAGTGGCCGTCTGCTCGCGTGGTGACAGCGACGGCAAGACCATCGCCTACCACGAGGGAGGCCAGACCCCGGCCGTGTCCGCCGGAGACCCATCAAACCCGCGCGTCGACATCGTCTGGATCTGCGCGCACAACCAGCTCGAATACAAGGATTCCGACAATTACGTCACCCTAGGCGTCACCCAAGGCACGCCAAGCGCGAACCCGGCCGAACCGACGATACCCGCCGGCTGCACGATGCTCCGCAAGATGCGCATGCCGGCCGGCGCGACCTCGACGGCCAGCGCCACCCAGATGTGGACGCCGGACTACGCCCTACCATACGGCTCCAGTCTCGGAAAACTCGGCGAGAACTGGGACCGTCGTGACATGACGGGCGATTCGACCGTCAAAAAATACTATTTCGAACAGCCCATCGACTTCACCCTGCCGACTGACAGGATGGTCGAATTCCAGTTCAAAACCAATCTGAGCTCCGCCGGCGCGACCTCCTGGAGCGACATGTCGCACCGGTGCGAATGGGCCATCGGATTCCAGCTCGACGGCAAGGACCTCGACCACTCCTGCGCCAACTTCGTCAGCTACGGCGCATGGCAGACACATGAGACCTCTTACATCGCCGCCGTGGCCGCCGGACGCCACACGGCAAGGCTGCGCACGTGGCTCCAAAACGGATCCGCACCCGTCTTCCACTACAACCCATCACAGGACAACAAGGACGCCCTCTGGTGCGGCCGCCGCTTCATCATCTGGGACAGGGGGCCGGTGGTATGAGCTGGCGCGCCTTCCTCTACGACGTTCAAAGCGGCCAACTGGCGCAGGAAATCGACATCCCCAGCTTCTCCTGGTCCATGACCGTATCCGACTGCTCATTCACCACCACCAAAGACAAAGGACTCGGAGACGACACCATCAGCGGCCTCGAACTCCCATGGACCGAAATCCCCGGCGAAACCCCGGCCGCCCGCGCATCGGCACTCCAACCATACAAACGCGGACTCGCACTCTTCTGGCGCTCGCCGATGGACGACCCGTCCTCATTGGGCACGCCGATTCTGGCCGGCGCGCTGGGTGTGCGCACGTCAAGCTGGCATGACGTCAGCGTGCCGGTCATCAGCATGTTCGGCATGCTCGAGGACCGGTATCTCGTCCACGAGGGGGCGTTCGGCACCGGCGCGAACCACACCAGCACGCAGAAATACCGGTTCGGGAACCTCAGCTGGCGCGCGTTGGCGTGCGAGGTGATCCGCCAATGCACCGAGACGAAGCCTGGCGGCTCGTTGCCGATCGACCTGCCTTATCTCAACGAGGTCGGCACGCACAGTCTGCCGTCCGACGGCGCGACGGAGGACAAGACCGCGGCCAAGACCAAATCCAAGAGACGCGAGACCTTGGCCGATGGCTACGTCGAGACCGTGGTGGACGGCGACACCAGCACCATCACTGAACAGCACGTGTCGAAGCGGACCAAGCAGGTCGCCGAAACCAAGCCGTACAGTTACCAGACGCGCAAGGGGACAGTGACCAAGCAGCATACGACGACCAAGACCATCACCACGGCGCAGACCACCGTCACCAAGAAGACCGTCACCAAAAACCACGCCGACTACTCGGAGCGGACCGTGACCACCACCACCGTGGTGTTCTCGTTCGACGCGGACGGCAAGCAGACCGGCAGCACCACCGCCACGGACGGCCCGCACAAAACCATCCTGCCGCGCCAGACCGTCGCGGAATACCAGGACTCGAACATCGGCAGCCACAAGTGCTCGGACATCCTCAAGAACATCGCCGACGCGGACGGCGGCCCCGACATGCAATTCCGCCCATATCTGGCGGACTCGCAGCACATCCGCTTCCGTTTCCTCGCCGGCAGTGACGGAGACGTCCACCTCAACCAGGACAGGCGGCTCAGCCTCTCCTGCCATCCGCAGGGCGGCACTCTGGAGAACATCAAGATCGACAGGTGCGCGCCCATCATGCGCGTCTATGCCACGGGATCCGGCGCGGACAGTGGCACCATGTGCGCTTTGGCCGAAGACCTCTCCCTGACCAGACGCGAGGACCCATGGCCATTGCGCGAGACCATGCTCAGCGCGTCGGACGCGAAGACCTGGGAACTGCTCTCCTCGGCCGCGAACGCCGCGATGCTCGCCAACCGGCGGCCGCTCTGCCAACTGTCCGGCGAGATGGACGCCAACGACGTGGATGCCAACGGCCTGCCATTGCATCCGCTCGGCAGCTTCTGGCCGGGGGAGACCTTCGACGTCGCCATCGACGGATTCCCCGACTGGCCGGACGGCGTCACCACCATGAGGCTCATGCAAATGAGCGGAGACCAGACCGGCAAGGTCACCCTCAAATTCGACCCGATCGCCGAACCATTCGACTAAGGAGGCACCACATGGCCAGTCACATGGAGATCAGACCGGCCGACGACTCCCTCGCACTTGCCCTGGCCAGCGCCGCATACGCCAAGGCCGGCTCGCATTCGACCTGCCTGACCGGCACCATCGCCGTGGACAACGGCGACGGCACGCAGACATGGCTCGGAGGCGGAGTGGCCGAGCCCATGCCCGGCGTCGGCGGCCTCATCCCGTTCGTCGGGGACACGACCCCTCCCGGCCGTCCGATCGGCGTGTCCGCCACATCCTCATTGGAGGTCGCGTGCGCCAGATGGGACGGCGAGCTCGAAGGCGGCATCCCCGCCGACTTCGACCACGTGGAGCTCTTCGCGAAGCCTGACAGCACGGGGAAGACCATCGACCTTGGCGCGCTGCGCGGCAGGGGGGAGATCACCACCGGCATCCTGCCGGTCGGCGATGTGGTCGAGATCTGGGCCGTCGCCTACGACTGCGCCCACGACGCCGACGGCCTGCCCGCCCCGAACGCCTCCGAGGAGTCCGACCACGCGACCATCATCATCGCGCCCGTCGTGTCACAGAAGGACCTTGCCGACAGCGCGTCGGAAATCCTCGCCGCCGCGAAGACGGACACGGACACACAGGTCGGCAAGGTCTCCGACGACCTCGCGCAGGCACGCAAGGACATCGACGCAAACGCCAAAACCTTCACCGGCACCGCCCGCGGAGCCACCATCATCGGATCCGAATTCCGAGACAGCGAGGATCCGTCCTCCGCGCACATCAAATTCAACGCGAGCGGCATGTATCTCGGCACCGGCCTCGCATATTCGGTCTCCACCGGCGTCCTGAGCATCAAAGGCGCGGTGCAGTCCGGAGGCTCAATCTCGGGCGCCACCGTGACCGGCGCCATCGTCCAGACCACTTCGGATGCCAACCGCGGCGTCAAGCTCACCTCCGGCGGTCTCATCGGCTATGACCAGGCCGGCAACGCCAAATTCACCCTGAAGACCGATGGCAGCGTCAAAATGGATGGTCCGGTCATGACCAACGGCCGCATCACCGCGCCAATCCTCGAAGGCGGCACGATCACCGGCGGCACGATCACCGGCACGAAAATCCAGTCCAGCACCTCGGACAAGGTCGGATTCAAATTGACGGGCGGGGCTCTCGATTTTTGGGACGACCAAGGCGAGAACACCGTGCATCTGAACGGCAAGGCCAACATGCTCGCCGGCAGCTTCGCCACCGCCCTGTCCGGACCGCGATTGGAGATGCGCAACACCACCACCGACGACGGCAGCGTCTACGGCCTCCTCGAATGCCACGACTCCAAAGCGGTCGCATGGTACGTCCAAGGCCAATCCCGCGGCTTCAACACCGACCAGCCTGACCCCGGAGCCTACCGGCGGCTCAACATCGGCATCAACCCCGACAAAAGCGAACTCAGCGTAGTCCGATACAACAGCGGCGCATCCCGCGTCGTCATGGAGGCCGGACGCATCGACGTCAACGGCAGCGACGGCTGGGCCCAACAGGTCGGCGGCCTCGGCATCTACGTCAACGGCATCCGCATCGACCCAGTCATCTACACCGACCTCAACGACTGGTTCGTCCCCGCCAACGGCTGGACAACCTACTGCGGCGACAGCGGCAAAGACCCACGAAGCCACATGACCGTCACAGGCAACACCTGCTACATGCAACTCGAACTACAACGCGCAGACCGAAAACCCGTCACATTCCAATCAGGCGACTACTGGGACATCGGATACTTCAAACAAGGATTCATCCCAAAAATCGGCCTCAACGTCCCCTGCATCTTCAACAACGGCCTCTACGGCGGCGCATTCGTCCCAGGCAACACCAACCCCAGCAACACCACCGGCATCAACGGCGACGGCAACTACCTACGCGGCCACCTCCGCGTCGGCGTCCGCCAAACCAACGACGCATGGTGGGTCAGCGTCTTCATGATGTACACCCTCTAACCGAAAGGAAACCATGACCGACACCACACAAAACATCCTCGACCTCCGACCACCCAAAGAAAGCATGAAAGCCGAACTCTACCGCCTCGGCCTCCGCTACACCTACAGCACCGACAACGGCGAAATCTGGCAAAACGACACCCGAGGCATCCGAGCCACCATCACCAACAACAACCCAGACACCACCACACTCGAAGACATCACCACACACATCACACAAAACACCGCGCTCGCCGACCTGCGGAACATCACCCGCATCGACACGATGACCGCCTCCGACTGACGAAAGGACAGGCAATGGAAATCACCGCCGACGCCAACACCGTCATCGACGACCTCGCACGCCAGATCGCCGACCTCGCGAAACAGAACGCCATCCTGCGCGCACAACTCGCCGAAGCCACGAGACGGCTCAACACCACCGAAAACAAGGAGGAAAAATGACACAAGTCAAATTCGACCTGGGAAAACTCGACACCAGCGGGGTGGTCGACCTCGCCAACGACCCGATCAGCGTCACACCGACCAGCCGGTTCGCCACCGCGACCAAGAAAATCGTCGTTGACGAGACACTCAAAACTAACCTCGACACACACGGCGTAGCCACCCTCAACCTCCCGCCAACAGGCAAGGACTGGGCGTACACCCTGACCGTCGGCGCAGGAACACGCTACGAATTCAACGTCACCTTCGACGTGCCGGACAGCTCCAATCCGGTCAATTTCGCCGACCTCGTGACCGTCGACCCGACGACCCTCATCCCCAATGCGGGTAATCCGCTCTCCGACATCGACCAGTCCGACATCGACTGGGCCGTCTCCGCAATCAACGCATAAGGAAGGCAGCAAATGGTAGACACAGACAAAGTCATCCGCCTGAGCGACTACGTCCAGCTCGAACGCGCGCAGAAAAACGCGAATGGATCCAGATTCGCCTACGACGCGGCCAAGAAGGTCGTGACGAACGTGCGCGAGTATTTCGCCGCGCATCGTGACGGCAGGACGTATGGCGTGCGTTTCCCGCTCTACAGTTTCTCGAATTCGCCGGATGGTGTGAAGGTCGGGGATAATGCTGGTTTGACCGTGGTGCCGTCCACGAATTATCGTGCCGGACGTGACGATTACGCGGGACTGTCCGCGTTCCGCGTGTTCGACGCGAACGTGGCGGTGAACGACGATGGCACGCCGGTGGTGAAGGCCATCAAGGGCTTGGCTGGCAATTACGCCAATGATGGCTCGAATGGCGACGTGTTCGTCATCACGACCGTTGGCTTCTATAAGTTCGAGTTCGATACGAACTATCTCACCATCTGGTATTCGGACACGCAGTATGACGGCTATTCTCCGATGCCGGGCGCTCTTCTGCCGGATGGCACGCTCCGTCCGTGCATGGCCTACGCGAAGTATCCGCTCAGCAACTTTGGCGGCAAGGTCGCGTCCGTGAGCGGCCAGAAGTTGACCGCCATGAGCGAGCAGGGCAGTGTCGCGGTGCCCGGAAGCAAGGGCAAGGGCTACAGCGGCAAGACCAGCGCCGACACGTTCTACACGCAGGTCATGTACCTCTTGAAGTACGCCACCAAGGACATTGAACGCTACTTGGGTGGCGACTTCAACGGTTCCGGTCAGGTCAACGTCAGCAAGGCGGAATCGAACGTGACCCGCGTGCTGGCGAAGACATCGGACGCGGCGAGCATCGACCTCGGCTCCTACATCAGCGTGGGCACCGGCACCGACCGTGGAGACGTGAAGACAGGCGAGGCCGCCGCCTACCGGAAGGTCATCAGCAAGACCACCGTGGATTCCGCGACCACCGCCATCAACGTGTCCGGCGCGGCCTTCACCACTGCTACGACCATGCATGTCACCCAGATGCCGTACCTGACCGGCTCCACCGATGGCGTGCTCGGCATTGATGGCATCCCACGCGAGGACGTGTCCAAGACCCACCAGCCGGTCAAATTGCAGGGCATCGAACTCTTCGACGGCCTCTACGAGACCGAAGGCGATGTCATTTTGAAGAACGTCAAGGACTCCGACACTTCCGGCCATACGGAAGTGTGGAAGGTGTTCGACACGACCAAGGCGAGCGGCACCGCCATCACCGCCGACTATACGCATGTTGGCGACTATCCGGCAGTCACCGACAAGACCGACAACCAGTGGCAGTGGCAGACCGACTTCGTGGAGAAGTACGGTTTCCTGCTCCCGACCGGCGTCGGCGCGACAAGCACCAGCGGCCTGACCGACGCTCTGATTATCAACCCGATCGCCCAGCCCGGACTGCACGAGTTGCGGCGCGGTGGCACTCTCGGGGGCGGTTCTCGCTGCGGGTTGTTCGCCGCGGGTGGCTGGAACGATTTGTCGCTTGCTTGGTGGAGCGACGGCGGTCGCCTATCCGTTCTTGGCCGCACGCACGCCTAGTGCGGGCGGTTGGGGGTGAGCGTTAGCGAGGGGGCGAAAGCCCCCTCCGCTCCCACCGAATATGACCATTGGTAATAATTCATTGGGATTCGTGACGGTTTCGCCGGGTTCCTCCTGCTCTTGCAGCGCGGTGGCAATCTCAGGAACGGTTCTCACTGCGGGTTGTTCAACGCGAATGGCAGGAACGATTTGTCGAATGCTAGGTGGAACTACGGCGGTCGCCAATAGGGTTATCTCTTAATTTTCCGTCACGACTACCCTCCGCCTTGGGGATATGCGAGAGGGCTTGCCTCGGCCATGCCGAAAATCAAATCAAGAACGCGACCGGTAGCACATTGCGAACGCCGCCAACATCCCCCTATAGCTTTTATGAAAACATACTGCAAACACAGTCGCATCACCGAACCCGAGTTCGTGCGCGACTGCATCGAACGGTTCCTCAAAGGCAAACGCTCACGACGCGACGTGAGCGACTTCCTACGCCGACATCACGACTTGGATTTGCTCTCACGGCAGATAGCCGACGAGATAAGACGCGGTGAGTATTCGTTTGTGCCCATCCGCTATTTCCGTAGGGTGGAGCCGATAAGCGGGAAGATACGCATCATCGGACGCGAGAGCATCCGCCATCAAATCTACGATTACGTCTGCGGCACGGCATTGATGCCATTGTTCCGCGCGAAGGTAGGCAGATGGCAGACGGCAAGCATCCCCGGCAGGGGCATAGCCGACGCACGTCGCGCGATCAGGAAATGGGTGCGCGAACCGTCCAGCAAAGTGTTCGTAAAACTGGACGTGCGCAAATGCTATCCAAGTATCAGCCGCGAGGTGTTGAAACGGTTGCTGACCCGCGACGTGGGAGACAAGCGGTTATTGGATTTGACGTTTCATCTCATCGACCAGTACAAGGGCGATGACGGACTCAACATAGGCAGTTATTTGAGCCAGTGGCTCGCGAACTACTACCTGAGCTACGCCTACCACTTCTGCGAACAGCATCTCTCCAAGGAGCGCGTGAACCGCAAGACCGGCGAGATAACCACTAGGCGGCTCGTAACGCACCTGCTGTTCTATATGGATGACGTGCTTCTGGTTGGCCGCTCGAAGCGTGATTTGACCATCGCCGTCAAACGCATACGCGCCTACCTGCATGACGTACTCAGGTTGGAGATTCACCCGACGTGGAATGTGAAGCATGTCGGCATGGAGCCAATCGACATGGTGGGCTTCACGTTCTACCTAGACCATACCGGCGTCAGGGCGGGCATCTTCCTCCGCGCACGACGCTCATTCCGTCGATACGCGCGGAACCCCTCTAGTCTTCGGCTCGCATACCGTTGCGCCAGCTACTACGGCTGGCTCAAAAACAGCGATTCAATCCAATACCGGCGCCGTCACGACGTCGATCAGATCGTCCGCCACGCAAGGAACACCATCGCGGCGCACAACAGGAAGGAATGACAATGATCCAGAACGTCAGCTCGGCCACGCCATTGGACGCGGTCGAATACCATCTCCGCTACGACGGACTAGCCGACATCCGCATCCGCAAGAACATCAAGCAGGTCAATCACGAGGCCACCGACCAGATGTCGGCGTGGAGCGAATGGACGGCCGTCGAATCCTACCAGGTGCTCCCGCTGCAGGAGCAGGAGGCCATCGAGCAGGCCGACATGCTCTTCGAGGGCGACGTCACCAGTTCCCAGCCGGTGCTCGATCGCATCACTGCGTTGGAGCAGTCCTCTCTGGACAACGCCCAGCTGCTGGCCGACCTCATCGCCGATGACTCCGACGGTGATTCCACCGATGACTCGGCCGACTCCACGCCGTCCGACACTGCTGCGGCGAACGACAAGACCACCACCGGTGGCGCCGATTCCGCCGATACCACCGGATCCGGAAAGGAGGAGTGACCATGGCCAAAGTCAACCGCGCGGCAGCTGTCCGCATGTATGTCCGCCTTGTCAAGGCAGGACGCATGGAATTGGACGAAGTGCCCGAAAAATACCGGGACGATGTGCAGTCCAAGCTTGACCCCTGGGAGGACTGATGCCTCCGCTTGATCTCTTTTCAAGCACGGAATTCTGGACTTCGCTGCTCGTCGCCTTGGTCGGAGGCGGGGGAGTGGGCGCCATCATCGGTGCCGTCTCCAGCAGGCGCAGGGACACCGCGGACATCGCCGCGAAGGCGTGCGACATTCTCACGGATTCCGTCATCAAGCCGCTTCGCGATCAGGTCGAGTCGCAGGAGGAGCAGATCCAGCATCTGGAGGTCCAGCAGCGCAAATATTTCGCTCTCACGGCCTACACGAGGAGCCTCTTCCATTGGCTTCAGCAGTTCTGCGAGATCGTCGAGCCCGACTTCCTCAAGCGGCATCCGAAGCCGCACCTGCCGGACGAGCTGCGCGCCGACGTGGCGCCGGAGACCGTGGAGGACTCATGACCTTCGTCATCGCCTGGATCGGTCTCGCCGCGCTCGTCCTGCTTTTCAACCGTGACGCCCACATGTGACGCCGCCATAACCCATGAAACCCCACGTGAAAACGTGGGGTTTCCCGTTTATAGAGAAAGGAAAAGAATGCGCAAGCACAAGCCACCGTGGCTCAAACGATTCCGGCTGGCGGTGACCGGCGTGGTCATGGCCATCGCCATGGTCGTGGCGCCAGCCGCGATGGCCGACCTGAACGGATACGACGTATCCGGCTATCAGGCTCCGGACATCACGCAGGTCGCTCCGGCAGACTTCGCGATCGTCAAGGTCAACCAGGGCTGGTACATCAACTCCAGCTGGGGCCAGCAGGCATCCGGCGCCGTCAACACCGGCAAGGAGCTGGGACTGTACGACTACGCGTCCGGCATGGATGCCACGACCGAAGCCGACAACTTCGTCAACCACATCAACGGATACGTCGGCAAGGCCATGCTCGTCCTCGACTGGGAGCCATACCAGAACGCCGCGTGGGGCAACAGCAACTGGGTGCGGACGTGGGTCTACCGCGTCCACGCCCGCACGGGAGTGTGGCCCGTCGTCTACTGCTCCAAGGGCTTCGTCGGCCAGATCCCGGCGGACGTCCGAGCCAAGTGCATGCTGTGGGCGGCCCAGTACGCCAACAACTACGCGACCGGCTACCAGGACTCCCCATGGCTCGCCGGATCGCAGGGCGAAGGCATGCTCCAGTACACGAGCACCGGCTACCTGAACGGCCGCGGTCCGCTCGACCTCGACAAATTCTTCGGAGACAGGACGGCATGGCGCAAGATCGCCTGCGGCGAACGCGCCGGCTGCTCCACCACCGGAGGATCCACTGGCACGCCGAACGTCCACGTGGAGAAGCGGACGACCAATACCACCGACCTGAACGCCATGGCCACCGCCGTCATCCGCGGCGATTATGGCAACGGCGCCGATCGGCAGGCCCGTCTCGGCGACAACTACCAGGCGGTGATGAACATCGTCAACAGCCGCCTGTCCGGTTCGACGTACTCCGGCCCGACCACCGTGACCCGCACGACGACCCGCACCTATGTTGTCCGCTCCGGCGACACCGTGTCGGCCATCGCCGAGCGCACCGGCCTCAAGCCGGCCTCCGCATGGCGCGTGCCGTCCGGCAACATCAACCGGATCTATGTCGGCCAGACGATCACCTACTACGGCTCGTCCACCGTCTCCACGCCGTCCACGACCTACTCGTCCACGCACGTGGTCAGCGCAGGCGAGAGCCTGTGGAAGATCTACGGATCCGGCTGGTACGCCGCGGCCCAGCGCAACGACCTCCGTCCGCCGTACACCATCTATCCAGGCCAGCGGCTCCGCTGACCGGACTCCGGCTCCACGATTAAGCGTTGTGGAGCCGGTTCCTGCAACACATAAAGGAGGTGTGGAATGGACAAGGACACCAAGACTGAGCTCGACTATCTGCTGCCCGACAAGGCATACGAGATCCTCAAGTGGGTCGCGCTGATCGCCCTGCCGGCCGTCGCATGGCTGGTCGGCGCGGTCGGCCCGCAGTGGGGACTGCCGCACTGCGGCGAGATCGTCACGACCATCAACGCCGTCGGCGTGTTCGTCGGCGCCCTGATCGGCGTGAGCCAGCTCACGGCCACCAAGCCGGACGATTCCGGTAAAGATTAAGCGTTGCCACAAAATCAGCGACAACACTTAACAGAGCTTCGTACCGGACTTAACAGCTGTTAAGTTGCTGGCAAGTCCATATGAAGTTGCCCCTCTCTCAGCATTGCGCTGAGGGAGGGGCTTTTCTTGTTATTCGGTCTTGTTCTTGCGTGGGCGTCCTCCGCCGACGCCGCGACCGGGACGACTGGCGTTCCATCGGTCGATGGTGTCGGGGAGCCATCCGCGAGTGCGGCCGATGATCGCGTCGGGCTCTGGGAGCTTGTAGGTAGCGAGGGCGCCGGTCTTGACGCCGAGCTGGTCGGCGACCTCTGTGAAGCTCATGTATTCGACTGTCATCGTCCGCTCCATCCGGCGAAGAGGCCGGCGATGCCGGCTGCGATGGCGAATCCTGCCGCCATGATGTGCATGCCGCCGAATGTGCTCGTGGCCGATATGACGGCGAACAGCATGCATGTGACGGCCAGTTTCCTTTGCTTTGTCATGATGCTCACGGTTCCCTTTGGTAGGATTGGATGAGGGTTCCGGCTACTTGGGATAGCCGGAACCTTTTTACTTGCGCTTGCGGTGCCTTCCTTCCGGAGGAGGGTCATCGCGCAGGCCGAGCCAGATGGTCACCGCAATCGATACCCAGCTGGTGATCAGCTGCAGCCAATCCTTGGGTTCCATGTTCACCTCCTTTCCTTGATATAACTATCATAGCATAGCAATGAAAGTAACGCAAGTTGAGACACAAGGAAATCACGGACCTGCCTTCACCGTTCTAATTCACGACGTCAAAAATAGCCGATTTACACAGATTTGAGACAGTGTAGAGGTGGTAGCCTGAGTGGTAAACCACTACTCATGAATGTCAAAAACCAATAAGCAGAACAGTTTTTATGAAATCAGCGATATTTCTGCTGGACGAACAGGTTGTTCCTATAATCGAAAAACGCCTTTGTTCCGTTGTAGGTTCCCCAGTGTGCTCCGTATTCGTTGCTCTCGAATTTAGCGAGCCGGACAGTCGAGCCACCCTTCAAGGACGACTGCTCCGCAGACTGTTTCACAGGTTGTTCCACGGCATCTTTCACATCCGAGGCACTCACCGGAATGAATGATTCGCCATCCGTTTTGGCCAGTGGATCAGGTTGCTGCGATTGCGTGCCGACCAGCTGAGCGTCCGTCACGGTTTCGCCGGTCTC